CACAGCTGAGACAAATTCTTGGTGTCTCGGTTTCTTTGTACTCAGATGCACAGCTTGAATCATTTATTGATTCGGCTGAGCAAACCATTTTGCCTTTACTAACGCAATACCAATCATCGGTGACTTTTGCCAATGTGACTGATTCCGTCATTTATTTCACCACAATGCGGCCAAATTACTTTGTGCCGGGTCAATCTGTTGTTGTAACCGGGGCCGGAGCCTACAACGCGACCTATACAGTCACCGATGATCGTATTGAGCCTTACACCTTTACAGCTGCAACAGCGGCGGCTGATCGAACATACCCATTGCCGTTTATTCCTAACGCTTTGGCTACTTTATCCGGTGGATCAGCCGCATCGCTTTATGCAAACACGCCACCAATTGAAAACGCAATCTTGGTTGTAGCTGTTGAGATTTTTCAAAGTATCACAGCTCCCGGCAATCAGATCATGTCAGATAATTTTCAGCCGAGCCCATTCATTTTAGGCCGGAGTCTTAGCAACAGAGTCATCGGGCTTTTAGGCCCGTTTCTTGATGTCGAAACTATGTGTCAATGACTATCGAAACCGACATCCGCACACCATTGCAGACCGCACTTTCAACCATAGCGGCCAATGTATACAACGGAATTCCAGAGACAATGACATCTCCAAGCATCTGTTTAATCCCGGATGCGCCGTATCTTGAGAGCGTGCTGATCAATGGCGCGACCACAAAGGTTAAAATAAATCTGACTGTGACAGGCGTTGTCGGTTATTCTAACAATGCCGCAGCTTTAGATAATTTGGAACAATTGATGATCAGTATCATCGGCACAATGCCCAGCGGTTATGTTGTCGGCAATGTGAATCAACCTCAACCATTGGAAGTCGGTGCCGGTAAGTATCTTACGGCCGATTTACAAGTCAGCACCTACTACACCGACTAAGGAGAAATCATGCCAACAACAATCATCACCGGCAGAGACATTACATTCACCATTGATGGTGATGATTTTGATGCTCAAGCCACATCAGCCACATTAACTGTTGATTCAACAATCAACACCTATCAAACACTCGATGGCAAGGCGTATTTTACAACAGATACTCAAGGCACATTCGCTGTCGAAATGCTTGCAGATTGGGGCGCGGCTTCATCATTGTGCGAGGCACTTTGGACATCTGCAACAAACGCACCAAATACAGGATTACCAGTTGTATTTGTGTCTGCCACAGGCGCATCATTTGCTTTTGATGTACAGCCAATTTTGCCGTCTGCCGGCGGTACAGCACCGGACGCACAAACCGTTTCATTATCATTCATGTGCGTCACTACTCCAGTTTTAACAATTAGCTAAAAGATAAGGAATCGGGAGCATGAAACTATCAATCTCAATCGAATACACGGCAGGAAACACAGAAACCTACATCGCGCAGCCGCCGGAGTGGGCTAAGTGGGAAGGCAAGACAGGCTTTACCATCCAGCAAGCTCAAGAAAAGATCGGCATCGCTGATCTAATGTTTTTGGCTTATCACGCAATGAAACGTGAAGCGGCTGGAAAGCCTGTCAAGCCTTTCGAAATTTGGTCTGAAACTGTTGCCGATGTAACAACCGGTGACAATGACCCAAAAGCCATAAGCGCGGAAGTCTGAGTCGTTTATTGGTTGAACTGTCTATTGAGACAGGCATACCAATGAGTGAATGGCAAAGCGCAGAGGATATTTTATCCGCACTAGAGATTTTAAAGGAGCGAAATGAGCGAGGAAGCGGTCGCGTACGATAAAGCCGATCTCCGCAAAATCTATTCGGCTTTTAAAGCTATGGATGAACAAGCTGTAATTGAGGCCAAAGATGTCAGCAATGGATTGGCCACTTACCTGCAAAACAAAATTCAAAACAATGCTTTGAATTCAAAGAATAAGGTTGCTCCAAAAATTGCTTCCGGATCGAAGGTTTCAAAGTCATCTAAAACCGGTGAAATTACTTTTGGTTTTGCATCTCAAAAATTAAGTGGTGGTGGCACAACGCAGCAACTTTGGGGCGGTTACGAATTTGGCTCAAACAAATTTAAACAATTTCCGGTCTGGTCAGGCCGCGAAGGTCGCGGATCGCGTGGATGGTTTATTTATCCAACATTAAGAGCCGAACAAAGCCATATCATTTCGCAATGGGAAAATGCTTTCAGTAGAATTTTGAAGGAGTGGTAATGGCTGTCGGATCAAGATCACTTAAACTTTCCATTCTTGGCGATGTCGATCAATTAAAAAAATCGTTAAGCGAAGCCAATGCAGGAGTTGAATCCTCCGCTGGCAAAATTGGTGATTTTAGCAAAAAAGTTGGTGCCGCTTTTGCGGTAGCCGGTGCAGCGGCGGCAGCTTACGCCGGAAAACTTTTAATTGATGGCGTTAAGGCTGCAATCGAGGATGAAGCTGCACAGGCAAAACTGGCCACAACATTACAAAACGTTACAAACGCCACCAAAAAGCAAATTGAACAGGTTGAAAAATACATAACCAAAACGACTTTGGCATCAGGCATCACAGATGACAAATTGCGTCCAGCCTTTGATCGATTGGTGCGATCCACTAAATCGGTTGATCAAGCTCAAAAGCTCACAAATTTGGCAATGGACATTTCTGTGGGTACCGGTAAAGACTTACAAACAATTTCGGAGGCATTAGCAAAAGCCTATGATGGCAACGTTACGGCTTTGGGCAAGCTTGGTATCGAAGTCAAGAAAACGATTGTCGATAGTGCCGGAGTCACAAAGGCTCATGAAGCTGTTGAAAAAGCTACAAATGCGGTTGCGGCAGCCGAACTCAAATTTGGAATTAACAGCGAAAAAGGAAATGCCGCGCGTGCCAAATTAGAGGAGGCAACAACAAAACTTGGTGATGCCACAGGCAAAACTAAAGAGGTCAATGCTGAATTTAGCACAATCATGGACAAGCTCACCGATACTTTTGGCGGTCAAGCATCAACAGCGGCGGAGACATTTCAAGGCAAGATGACGCGATTGCAGGTTGCTTTTGATGAAGGTAAGGAAACAGTTGGTGCATTTGTATTAGATGCCATTACACCACTCGTTTCGGCTTTTGTTTCAAAAGCTGTTCCAGCAATCACAGCGGCAGCCGATTCAATTGGTAAGGAGTTACAGCCAGTATTTAAAACTTTGGGTGATTATTTCAAAGAAGTATTGGTTCCAGCATTTAAGGCTTTATACGATTTTATCAATGATTATGTCGTACCAATATTAAAAGTCACGCTTGTTCCGATTATCACAGCTGTATTTGATGCTTTTGGTACTATTGCTAAAGCTTTGAAGGATAACGAAACAAACTTAAAACCATTGGCAGATGCTTTTGAAGTTTTGGCTAAATTCTTGCGAGATACTATTGCACCAATTTTAGGTAAATTTGTATCAGGCGCAATTACTGGCATTGCCGATGTAATTACTGGATTGATTGACGTTGCTTCATCCGTTACAAAGGCCGTCACGGCTGGATTTAAAGCTGTCAAAGATTTCTTTGTGGACATAAAAGATTATTTGGCCACATCAGCAAAAACCATTTTTACACCACTTTATGACGGCATGAAAGCTGTGCTTAATGGAATTATTGGAATATGGAACAAACTTGATTTTGCCATTGACATCACCGTTCCCGATTGGGTTCCAATCGTAGGCGGTAAAGGCTTTAAGGTTGCAGACATATTTCCGGATATTCCATTGCTGGCAAAAGGTGGAATTGTAAATTCTCCCACGCTTGCCATGATTGGTGAGGCTGGCCCGGAGGCCGTTGTTCCATTAAATGGATCGGGCGGTTTTGGCAACACTTACAACATCACCGTCAATGGTGCCGTCGATTCCGAAGGCACAGCTCGTCAGATTGTCAATCTTTTAAATAATAGCTTTTATCGTGGCACAGGTGGCGCAACGGCTTTGGTGACATCATGACGGTTTTTAATCCAGTTTGGCAGGTCGAAGTGAATGGTGTTTCATACACCAATTTTGTGCTTGCCAATATGACTATCAATTCCGGTCGAACAAACATATATGAGCAAGCACAGGCCGGATATTGCAACATTCAATTGATTAACATTGATCAGACAAACATTGAATTCAATATCAATAACACCGTCAGCATTTCATTAAAAGATTCGACAAACACTTTTGTGCCAATCTTTGGCGGAACGATTGTTGATCTTGCTGTTGCTGTTGCCGAAGTCGGAAACGTCGGCTATGTCCAAAACATCACCATTGTTGCTTTGGGTGCATTGTCTAGACTTCCAAAAGCTTTGACCGATGGCGTATTGCCAAAGGATTATGATGGAGATCAAATCGCCATAATTCTTGAGGATTTGCTGTTAAACAATTGGACAGAGGTAGCACCAACAGCTCAATGGAATACTTACGATCCAACTACAACATGGGCAACAGCTGAAAATGTAGGACTTGGCGAGATTGATCAGCCTGGCAATTATGAATTGGCAGCTAGGACATCTAATCGAACGGATGTTTATTCTTTAGTTTCAGCTCTTGCAACGTCTGGACTTGGTTATATATACGAATCGGCAACCGGAGCGATTTCCTATGCAGACAGTACGCATCGCGTCACATATCTAGCGGCTAACGGATACACAGACGTTTCAGCCAATGAAGCTCTTGCATCTGGAATTTCAATTCAAACTCGTGCTGGAGACGTACGAAACTCGGTCACGGTTAAATACAACGCTACTTCATCAGCTGAGGAATCAGCCTAGGATGCAACATCTATTGCAATCTTTGGCCGTCTTTCACAAATTGTTACAACAACTCTCCACAATGCCGGCGATGCTCAAAGTCAGGCAGATTTCTATTTAGAACTACGCGCCTATCCATTGGCAATGATGCAATCAATAACTTTTGAGCTAACAAATCCTGAAATGACTGATGTTGATCGTGACGCCATGATTAACATATTTA